CGGCTGCCTCTGGCTGGCCTCTGGCACCGACCACGCACGCAGTGATCGGAGCAGCGTAGCCGTAGCTGTTCGGCACGAAGTGCCCGTTCCCAGCGTACGACCTAGCTGTCCGGACTTCAGGTCCCGTTCGCGCGACCGCCCGCACCGCGTCAATAAGGCGCTCGACGTCGGCCCGCTCGAGCAGGCGGGTGCGGCGCTTGCCCTCGATAGCGGCCGCCTGCGACATGGCCTCATCTATCCACGCGGCGCGCCGTTTTGCCGTCAGGCGGGTGCGGGGGTCACGTATATCGATCACGCGCGCGTTGTACTGGTCCTGCATCTCGATCAATCCGGCTCGTGTAATGCTCATCTTATAGTTGCCCTGTGTAGTGAAGCGGCGGGCGAAATTGCCCCCGGTGAATGGGATTATATGGGACACCTTTATAGAAAGTAAAACCCCACAAAAAAAGCCCGCACTTTATGCTTTGTTAGACCCCAGATCCCCCGCCACATGGTGGCGCAGAATCGACCCCGGGCGGAGCCCTCGCGCAAACCGGGCGAGCCGCTCCCCGTCAGACTCCCCGCCTTGGTCGCTTTTCGCGGTCGCGTCCCAGTGCAGGCGGACACGGCCACCGTTCGCGTAGCAGCCGCCGGGGGTGTCAGGGTCCGCCGCCTTTCGTTTGCCCGCACCGTGCGCGGTAAATCCAATGATGTAATCACGGTCCGCCCGTGCGCATAAGGGGACGCCGCCGCCACAATCGCCGCAAGAGAAGCCCGCTCTATATTCTGCCGGGCATCGGACGACCCGCACGGCATCAGTCTGGACAAGGTCCCCGCCCAATGCCGGGGCGGTCGCATACTTTCCCCTAACCCACTCGGTAGCCGGTAGGACGACTACCGCCGGAACTACTCGCGACGCCGCCGCCGCACTCGCCAGCGTCTTGGCGGAAAAGTTGACGACCGTCTGGCCTTCGCTTCGTTTATTGGACCGGTCCGCCCATTGATTCCAATCAAAATGGGTATACGTAAAGGCCACGCCCCGACGGGGTACGGCCACCAGCAATGCGGCGAAATAGTCCGGATCTATTTTTTGCGCCCCCTTGCCTGAACAATTCATTTCGCAGGATGTCGGGCACGTCCCATACGTGTCGCGCTCCCCTGCCCGATAGGTCACGGCGATACCGCGCGTTTTTGTTGCTCCACTGTATTCGACTGTTTTCAGCATTCTGGTTGCCCCCATGTTGCCCTGTAGTGAGCGGCGGCGGTATGCCCCCGCGTATGCGATTCTATGCGCACGTTGCCGTAATAGCCACCCCACAAAAAGGCCCGCACAATGGCGGGCCTTTCGGTATTACTGGGCAACTGTTTAGCTGTGCGTGTAACCGTCCGATTCGATCCCCAACCACATCCCGGACCATTGGACCATAACGCAATCGTAGCCTGCATGGACGGTTGCCCTGAATTGGCGGTATGTCATCCCCTGCGGGTCCTGCTTCCATTTGCGGACCAGTGCGGCCCGCTGCGCTTTGTTGAGTTTCGCCATTTTAACGGCCCTCATCTATTAGTTGCTGCGCGATTTCCCGCGCCTTGGTGTAGTGTCTGTCGCGCTCGTCTTCCCGGCCAGCCATGCCCATCACCCCCATGAATTCGAGGTGAAATCTTAAACGCTTCGCCAAAGTGGGCTCGGGCTGGTGAAGATCCGCCAGCATATTTTTATCGTTCATTAGTGCCTCTTCCTCTCGTTAGTGAGTCTGCGATTATATGCGATATTGGGGGCAAAAAAAGCCCGCAATCAAGCGGACTTCGTTTCGCGTTGTTTAGCGCATCTATTCTGGAATAAGTCCTGCGCAAAATGTCATCGCCTCGCTGAGTCTAGGGCTATACCCGAAGTAGACGCTCCCGCTACGATGCTTGAATGTGGCTATGTAAATCCCGTTTGCCATTTTAATTTTCATGTTTTGCGAGTGAAATCGTCTGCGTAGCGTTTAGCGTCTAGGTACGTGTCACAAAATACGACGCCGATTGTCTCATCCGCATCCGTGTCGCGGTAAACTACGCGATAGCTGTGCCTATCGGTTGTACCGTCCATTATCAGCGCCTCGATTCCGTCGTCCTCGTTTGTTACAGTTTCAAACAGTATGATCATGGGGCTGTCCCTGAGTTTCTGTTCGTACGGGTGGAACATCGCGTCCACTTTTTCTCGTGTCATGATCATTTGGTGCAATCCGGTTTGGCGTTTTTGTAATCGGGGTGAAATCCAGCGCAGACGTCTTTGACGTATTGCTTGTGCTGCTCTACCTCGAAATCGTGGTCTTCTGTGCTGACCCACAGCACCGCCAGAAGGAGAGCGATCGCTAGCAAAATTCTCATTAGTAGCCCAGCCAGAGTAGGACTTCCGAGCCGCGATACTCTGGCCGGTCGCCTACGTCGTCGAAGAATTCGTCGGCGGGTAGGTCATGCTTCATGATTTCGGCAATGGCTTCTTTGCGTGTGACAGTGCATTCGAGCGCGTCTTCTAGTTGCATTATCTGATCCTCTTTTTGGTTTGGGGTTGCATTATGCACAGGAAGCGCAGATATCGACCTTGACGCGAAAGTCAGACCAGGCCCACGCAGGAATTTCTTCTGCTGGCCTTCCGTCGATACCCCATGAGGACTGTCTACCGAGCGACACAGAACGCTTTCCATATTGATCGCCTTTGTGAATGGTTGCGGCGCACTCATGGCAGTCCCTTTCCTTCATGCTTCTTTTTGTTTTCATTTCTCTCTTTTCCCTTCTATTTTTGCGGCAGGTTTGGCAGGGCGTGCCTCAATGATTAACTCGGCGTCATTTTCTATGTTGTATGACTGAGTGACAAAACCGCCGCCAAACTCTCGCGCTCGGTATACGTGAAAGCCGATGCTGTTGGCGATCTCTCGGGCGTCTTCGTATTCGTTGGCAAATGCTAGATAGTGGATTACATAACGGGGGTTTCCGTTGCTGTCGTTGTTGACTCGGTAGAATTCGTGGCCGAGCTTTTCTTGGATGCTGTGGGTCAGATGTGCTGCGTTGTTCATGTGTGTCTCCGTGCTGATTAATTTAGTAAAGCTGGTGCGAAAATGATGGCGCAAAAAAAGACGAGAAAGGTCGCCAGTAGCCAGAAGTCTCCGCCGGTGTTCTTGTCGTTCATTAGTGCTGCTCCGTTCTGATTGATGTATACTTCGATGGAGCGAAGATATAGATCACCCAGATCACTGTCAACTCTTTTTTATAAATTATTTATGTATAGGGTCAAACCACGTGGATAGTCGTCACACGCTAGACAAGGCAACAGCCAATCGGCACTTTCCCGAGTACGATCACGGGGGTAAGGGGGCGCATGCTAGACGGTACAATGCGGCCTCAAAATCGGCCTATGCAGAAGGCTGGGCTAGGATCTTTGGTAGAGGTAACGCTAGGGGTGAGAGCAAATGACCAGCACCAAAGGAATGCACACAAAGACACGCAATAGACTAGTGAGACAAGAGGCTCTCAGAGAGTACATGCAAGAGCGTGGGTCTGTGCAGTATCTTTTTGATATAATTGAGAGAATTGAAAAATTAGACCCTGAATCTGACACGTTTAATCAGGAACTGGCTAAGTATTCCAAGGTTGCAGATGTGCGACATAGGATGTTGGGCAAATATCTGCCTGAGTTGAAAGCCACTGAATTAACTGGTGAGGGTGGTGGTGAGCTATCTATCACAGTATCGGATTTCAAGAATGCATAACTGTATGCATGCACAGTAGTGGAGGTATCAATCCCCCACGACTGGGAGCCTAGAGAGCACCAATTGGCCTTCTTCCGGGCTATGGACAACGGGGCTAAAAGAGCCTGCATAGTCTGGCACCGTAGAGCCGGGAAAGGGGCAGCAACCCTCAATTTCACAGCTAAGTCCATGTTCCAGCGCGTCGGCACCTACTGGCATCTTTTCCCACACCAGACACAGGCACGCAAAGCGATCTGGTCAGGTATCGACTCAGACGGACGCCCTATCCTTGATCAGGTATTTCCTCAAGCCATCCGCAAGCGGACGAATGCTCAGGAAATGCTCATCGAGCTGGTCAATGGGTCGACGTGGCAGCTAACCGGATCAGACAACTATAACAACCTCGTTGGATCAAACCCGGTAGGCGTGATCTTCGACGAGTGGAGTCTATGTGACCCCAACGCATGGGGCTATATCAGGCCGATACTGGCAGAAAATGGTGGATGGGCTGTGTTCATCTATACGCCACGCGGCAGGAATCACGGCCATAGCCTGTACCAGATGGCGAGGTCTAGTAATGAGTGGTTCTGTCAGAATCTCACCGTACGCGATACCAGACGGGCAGACGGGTCACCGGTCATATCATCGGACATCATCGATCAGGAACGTCTGGAGGGGATGGACGAGTCGCTGATTCAACAGGAATTCTACGGCTCATTTGAGGCGCAGATAGCCGGTGCCTACTACGCTGACCAGATAGCCACAGCCAAAGACCAAGGCCGCGTCACTAGGCTACCGATAGAGCCATCACTAGCTGTACACACCGCATGGGATCTCGGCATATCCGATGCAATGTCCATCTGGCTATTCCAGGCCATAGGCAAAGAGGTGCGTGTGATTGGGTACTACGAGAACACAGGCAAAGGCATGGAGCACTACATCCAATGGCTCAACCAATACGCAGCCACCAACGGCGTCATGTTAGGTCAGCATCTAGCACCGCACGATATCGAGGTCAGGGAGCTAACGTCAGGCAGATCACGCAAGGACGTAGCACGAGAGATGGGCATCTCATTCCGTACAGTGCAAAGACCGCGCACCAAGGCCGAAGGTATACAGGCAGTACGTAGGATGTTCCCTCGTTTCTGGTTCGATCCAGACAAGGCCGAGCATGGGCTGAACTGCATCGCATCCTATCACCGCGAGTTCGATGAGAAGCGTAACGTATTCCGTGACACACCTGTGCATGACTGGGCATCACATGGGGCCGATGCACTTCAGACGCTGGCGTTAGGATGGCGTGAGTCGATGATCTCAGGAAGTAGACCCCAACCAAGACAGGCCGAAGTTAGGTTTAATGTATTCGGATAATTTTTACTACATCGTTTTCACGAAAGGCGTTAATCATTGGTGGAGTAGATTCATTCATCCGAGCATTAATCATTGTTATCTAATGAGACCGGATAGAGGCCGAATTATTATTTTTGAAAAAGGACTGGCAGAAGTTAGGGTTTATACAATTGACGAAATCGATGATAAAATTGGGAATAATCGATTACTCAGATGGAATAAAGCAGAGTCCGGTCAGGGTTTATTCATGCTCAATACATGCGTCGGGCACATTAAGCAATTGCTAGGAATTAACAGGCCGTTTATCTGGACGCCATATCAACTATACAAATACATAGGATTACAAAATGGGCTTTTTGAAAAAAGCAAAGAAACCGCAGCCTTCAGCGCAGGAACTAGCAGTAACCATGCGACAGACAGCCGCGCTAGACAAGGAAGTAGAGGAACAGGAAGAGCGACTCAAGGCGATGGCCAGGAAAAAGCTAGGCAGTGTATCGCTGCTTGGTGGCGCTCCGCGTAGTCGGGCTGAAGCTGCTACCGGTTCCAGAGGCGCAAAGGGCGCTGCTGCTGGTGCTGGACGATCCATGCTAGGCGGAGTAGATGCTGGCCCCGGTTATGGTGGAGTCTCAGTAGCGCATCCTCGAATTCTGCGCCAGACGTAATCCCAATATCTAAATGGTGAGCTAATGAAACTTCCCCCGCATCTTGGCTCGATCCAAGACCTGAAAGATAGAGAAAACCAAGCATTCAATGCTGAGGCTATGTGGCACGACCAACTGTCTGACGTGTACGAGTATTTCCTGCCTCAACGAAATCTATTCGAGACCCAAGGTAATGGCCAGAAGAAGATGGATCGCATCTTTGATTCTACGTCTCTGACCGCTATCCAGCAGGGTGCCAGTAAGTTACAAGAGAACATTGCTCCGATATGGGCTAGATGGGCCACATTCAACCCATCGAACGAGGTTCTCAACGCGCTAGAGTCCGGTGACTTTGACGTCACCGAGGAACAGATCAGAGAGAACCTAGAGAAGCAGGCTGTGGTTGTATTCGACTACATCAATCGCTCCAATTTCGGTACTCAGTTCTATGAGGCCGCGCTAGATTTATTGGTGGGTACTGCTACGCTGAAGATTGATGAGACCGATGACGGTTCAATGCCGATTGTCTTTAACTGCATTCCTCAACGGGGCATCGCTTTTGAGGAAGGGCCATACGGCACCATCGAAACGCATTGGAGACGGTTCAAGGTCAAGGCCAGGCTACTCGAACGAATGTGGAAGGGCTTCCAACCATCGTCTAACGTCCAGAGTATTATCGATAACAAGCCCGCTACCGAGATAGAGGTATCGGAAGGCGTGATCTACGACCCGAAAGACAAGAGATACTATGGCTGTATATGGGTTAAGCAGGAAGAAAGGTTCTCATGGGTAGAGGATTTCGGTAATTCTTCGCCGTGGGTCACTGGACGGTACACCAAAGTCTCTGGTGAGGTACGCGGTAGAGGCCCAGCCATGCAAACGCTGCCAGATGTACGCTCATTGAACAAGGCGAAAGAGTTCGTATTGCAGAAGGCCGCTATAGACCTAGCTGGTATGTACACTGCCACCGACGATGGGGTCACTAACCCCTACAATATGGTTATAGCGCCAGGCATTGTTATTCCAGTTGGCTCTAACAACACCAATAATCCGTCTATACAACGTTTAGACACAGCATCAAGCCTGTCACTAGCCCAGTTCGAGATCGTAGAGCTGCAAAACTCTATCAAGATCGCCATGTTTAACGACTTGCGTGATCCAGCAGGGCCAGTAAGGACTGCCACAGAGATTGCTATTGAATCCAGAGAGCTAGCCAAGCGCATAGGCTCCGCATTCGGGCGGCTACAGACCGAAGTGCTGATACCTGTACTCAAGCGAGTGGTATCTATCCTAATCCGTAGAGGTTTAATCACCCCTATCGAGCTAGATGGTAGGGATGTCGAGATTAAATTCACATCTCCACTAGCAAGGGCGCAAGACTCCGAGGATGTTCTAGCGGTACAGCAGGCGGTGGAGTTCGTTCTAGCTACTGCCGGGCCTGATCAGGTACAGATGGCGTTTAAGATAGAAGACTTTGGTACTTGGGTAGCAGAGAAGACGGGCATGAGTTCTGAACTAGTCCGAGATGACGCAGAGAAAGCAAGGATCATCCAAGCTGGAGCAGAGGTCAAGCAAATGGAGATGCAGGGCCAAGAGCAACCACCACTACAGGCGGTGCAATGAGTTGGGATGATTTAGAAGTCAACGACGCTCAGGCGAGGGAAGCCCAAGGCGCGATTAGAGAAAGGCAAGCGGAGTTAGCTAAGGCTTACAATCGCTGCTTTGCATCGGACGACGGCACGAGAGTCATAGAGGACATGACCAAAAGATTCCTACTAGAGAACGACACTTCCCTTTCCGCACAGAACATCAACTATGAATCGGCTTATCACAATGGTGAGGCTGGTGTCATGCGATACATTGTTCATCAAATCCAGCAAGCGGAGAAGTTATGAAGAAGGCCAAACCAACGGAATGGATGGAGGAATTTGAATTGTCACAAGCAGAGGTTGATGGACTGCAGGAAGCCAAAATTTTCTGCGATGAGAAAGCCTACCTGATCGAAAAGAAATTCAAATTTGAATGGCTAAATAGCCTAGCGGAACAATATGGATTCGATAAGTTTGAGTATCTCCATAAGTTCCGAGCGTTCCGATGCTACAAAGAAGACAGGCATCTGGATTGGGTAGATATCAACGACCTATCCCTGATCAACGGGGGTATCAGACTTGAGGAAATCCGTTTGAAGCACCAAGCGGTCAGTCCTAGGCGGGCTGTCATTCAATATCCGTGGAGATAAACATGAGCGAGCTAGAGAGCGATACTTCAGAAGAGCCAGTCAGTCTGGTAGATGCCGCTGAACCGCAACTAGGCGAAGGTGAATACTTCTTAACCGATGGGATCAAGGGCGTTGGCGATAGGCCAGAGTGGTACTTGTCCGATAAGTACAAGTCAGTTTCAGACCAAGCTTCTGCATACAACGAACTATCCAAAAAGTTTGGCGCATTCAAGGGTGCCCCTAAAGATGGATACTCAATGCCTGAAGGTATCGACAAAGAAGATGGGCTGATGCAAGAGCTAGTCGGTTTTGCAAGTGAATCTAAAATGTCTCAGGACTACTTTGATAAAGCATGGGAGCTGTTATCTTCACAATCACAGGCAGTAGAAGAGGTTTCTGCTGAGGCCGAGATGGCGAAACTTGGGGATAACGGGACAGCCCGAATCAAGACCGTCGAGCAGTTTATGAAGAACAGTCTCGATAGCGATACCTATGAACGTCTACGCTATGCAGTTAATAGCGCGGCATCCGTCGAGCTGGTAGAGGAGTTAATCAAATCTACTGCTCCGGCCAAGCTGCCTATTGATGGGCATATCCAACCTGGAGGCATGACGTGGGCCGATATAGAGGCTGAGATGTTCCGCAAGGATGAGCATGGCAACCTGATGAGATCGGTAGACGCAAACCATGAGCGAAAGATCCAGGGCATGATGAAAGAGTTTGGTGGTGATAAACCACATGCTCAACAGTTCGGATAGTTTGCTTTTGCATAACTGAATGTTATTATGTGCGGGTCAGATACCCCATCTTGGGCCTGACAGATTAAGGTTGTAGACTGACCGATCTGTCGGGCACTCGGTCGAAAACCTCAGAATATGCAAATGTTTCATGTGGAACATTCTCGTTAAATTATTTGAGGAATAGACTAATGTCTAAGAATCTCTCTGCTGTAGCAGTAACAGAGTTTGACAGTATGGTCAAGCATGCCTACCAAGGCATGGGCTTGCTGAAGAATTCCGTCACTGTCCGAAACAACGTTGTAGGTGATACCTACAAATTTCGTCGTCAAGGCAAAGGCCTTGCTAACCAAAAGTCGACTTCAGACATCGTTACTCCGATGGATGTGTCTCATGAGTTCAAGACGGCCACTCTGACCAACTGGAACGCACCTGAGTACACTGACATCTTTGACCAAGCTGATGTTAACTTCGATGAGAAGCAAGAACTGGCAATGACTATTGCTGGCGCCTTGGGTCGTCGTTCTGACCAGCTAGTTATCGATGCTATGGATGCCTCTACTCCGCTGACCACTACGGTTCCTACTGGAGCGGCAAACCTTACTATTGCTAAGGTTATTCAGGCTCAAGTTGAACTGCGTGACCAAGGTGTCCCTAACTCTGAACTGTTTGCTGCTATTGAAGCAGAGGGTTTGGGTGGACTTTTGAACGATGAGAAGGCAACGTCTGCTGATTATCAAGCTATCAAGGCTCTTGTTTCTGGTGAAGTGAACACCCTGGTAGGGTTTAGCTTTATTATTATTGAAACTCGCGTTGAAGGTGGATTGAATCTGACCGGCAACATTGTTGACTCTTGGTTCTATCAGCGTCCTGCTGTTGGCTTGGCTGTCGGCATTGACATGAAAACTGAAATCAACTGGATCCCTGAACGTACTTCTTGGTTAAGCAATGGTATGTTGAAGGGTGGCTCTGTCGTTCGCGACGAGGGTGGTCTGGTTAAAGTTCAATATGACAAAACTGCATAAGGAGATCCATCATGGCTTTTGCACGAACAGGTTTATGCCGCATTGGCGGTTCGGGAACAGGTGGAAGCACTTGGCAGTATACTTCTACTGATGCTAAAACTGATGTTGATGACGCAGATTATTTTCTTGCGGCTATCAGCGAGTTTAGTATTGGTGACCTAGTCATCTGTAAAAATACTACTACCCCGACTGCTCCAATAGTAACCATTACTTACATTAAGACCCAAACCGCTTCAAGCATTACTGCGGCGGCGGGTACTACAATTACAGCGTAAGTAATTTGGGGGGCTTCGGCCCCCTTTCTTACCCAGGGGGATATGACCTCAGAGTAATGATATGGCAACTAAAATTGATTTAGTTAGTGCTGCGTTAGTCTTGATAGGCGATACGCCAATTAATTCACTGATCGGTAACTCACGAGCGCAACAAGTTGCTAATACCCTGTACGACAGCATAGTCAAGAATGAACTGACCAAGCATCGGTGGGCGTTCGCTAGGGCCAAGGCTCAAATAGCACTCACTACTGAAGTGCCTGTCGATCAAGAATGGCAATCAATCTACCAGCTACCTGCTGATATTTTGTTCCTCATCAAGTTGTATCCTAGTGTTAGATATCAGGTATATGGCAACAAAGTGTATACCAATAATGCTGGGCCGCTTTATTGCGACTATATTTATGATGTTCCTGAAGCTAGTTGGCCTTTCTATTTCTCCAAGATGATCGAGTATGCACTGGCGAAAGACTTTGCTACTAGCATCAGGGATAGCTCTGCGTCCAGAGTTGAGATGTCTGCTGAGTACGTTAATGCTTCCAGGATGGCGCGATACACTGACTCGCAACAGTACCCGATAACTCCCATTACAAGTAACCCATTTGTTAATGTGAGGTACTAGTGGCTAAGTCACGATTTATCCAGAATAACTTCGTTAGCGGCGAGCTATCACCCTTACTGCGTGGCCGTACTGATATCGATCAGTATTACCAAGGATTGCAGACCGCTAAGAATATCGTCTTGGTTCCTCAGGGTGGTGTTAAGAGGAGACCTGGCACCCAACATATTGACACAGTGCTGAATAAGTTAGAGCGACTAACAGCACCGTTAGCCGCTCTGAATCCAACAATGCCTAACGGTGGCACTGGACTTAACATTAATGATGGGAATGATGCGACCACTGCAGCTACTACGGTAGTGATAGGCACAACGAATCCGTATGTTGTTGCTCAGTATGATCGTACCGCTTCCCCTGGATTTACGGCAGTATTTGCGGATCTGCGGCAGATTAAGTTGTCCGCGTTCTCATCTAGTGAGTTTGTTATACAGGATTCTGCTGATGCGATATCGTGGACTACGGTAGCGCCAGTACCGCTCATAGGGACTAACCCGCAGAACCTTAGAATTTCTATCGGTTCGGCAGCACAATATGTCAGATTAGCGAGAGTTGGCGCAACTGATCTGGGATCGGCCACAGTAACGCTGGGTGAGTTCAATCTAATCACCCAAACAAGTACAGCGGGCGAACCGTCAGAGTCCAAGCTAGTAGATTTTAGCGTCACTACAGACCGAAACTATCTACTGTCGATTACAGATAACAACATCCGTATATTCAAGAATCCAGGCGCTTTGCCCGTGACCCATGTCGCAGATGTACGGATTCCGCTTACTGCTGCACAGGTCTCTACTGTACGAGATACTCAGACAGAAAGCGTGATGCTGCTCTTTCATGAGGACGTACCATCACAGAGGCTGATTAATCTAGGCACAGATTATGATTGGTTCTTGGACGAGGTGCCATTTACTAATGTGCCTACCTATGACTTTGATGATGATCTGAGTCCTGTGCCTGTTATCGATCAGCAGAGTATTACCTTTGATAATACATTCGTATCTGGTGATCAGTACCAGATAGATGTTGAAGGCGTACTCTCTAAAAACATTACCTTTGCAGGTGATACGACGCCTGACGAGCGAAACTCTACCATATTCAACATGCATAGAAATCTGCAAGACATGCCTGTATACGGTGAAACTGGTGTAACGGTCTCTAGGACGTCCGCTTTCGAATACAGGATTGATGTGTCGGGAGAGTCTGCTAAAGACTTTGAGCTATATAGCGGATTCCCTACTAGCGGCACATCTAAACCAATTACTTTTCTAAAGGTGGCTAACGGATCGCCTAGAAAGGAACCTGTCTGGTCTCTTGCTCGCGGATACCCAAAGACCGGATGTTTCTTCCAGGGCAGATTAGTTTTAGGCGGCACTAAGTCTAAGACTGCATCTATATTCTTCTCCAAGTCTGGATCGTTCTTCGACTACGAGATTGACGATGGTGATGATGATGAAGGTATATTCGCCACCATATCCTCTCGCAAGCTAAACGAGATCATTGATGTGTATCCAGGCCGGAACCTGCAAGTATTTACATCTGGTGCAGAGTTCTCAGTGACCAGTACGCCCGTTACGCCTTCGTCTGTAGGTGTTACGCCACAGACCAATCACGGTGCATCCTATATCGAGGTAGCGGATGTAGACGGTTCTACCATATTCGTCGATAGAAACGGCAAGACGATCTATGATTTCATCTACTCTTTTAATGAAGATGCCTATGTCACGCACGATAGATCTGTACTCTCGTCTCATCTGATCAAGCAGCCTACTGACATGGCAATGCTATCGGGTACGACTAGCGAGGATGCTAACTGGCTGTTCATACCCAACACAGATGGTTCGGTCACTATCCTGAACACGCTACGCGACCAAGACATCAACGGATTCACTCAATGGATATCCGCTAATTCTGGCTTTATTACTAATGCCACCGTGGTAGATGATCAGCTATACATGATTGATAAGAGAACTATTGCTGGGAATGTCGAGTACCACCTAGGAAGATGGTCATTCGATCACCTGATGGATGATTCTATTATCTTCAATCCAGGGCCAACGGATACAACGATTGCTGGCTTGGGTCACTTAGAAGGCGAGACTGTTCAGATCGTAGCGGATGGCATTGTGCTGCCAGAGAGGACAGTAGTCGGTAGCCAGATAACGCTCACATCAGAGGAGATAGGCTACACCAACGTAGAGGTTGGGCTAAACTTCCTTGTAGAAGTCACAGGCATGCCACTCAATACCAATATCGGTAGCGGTGAGAACCAGATGCGTATTAAGCGTATCGTTCGCATGAACATCAGGGTCTATCAGTCGTATGGTTACTATGTAGATGGTCAACCTGTACCCATTAGAGAGTTTGGTTATTCGGCTGTTTCGCCACTGGATACCTCTCCTAACTCAAAAACTGGCATAATAGAAGATGTATTAAATACAATAGGCTGGACTAGGGACGCAATGCCGTCAATAACTGCACCCGATCCCACTCCAGTAAATATACAGATGATTGAATACGAGGTCGAATCATCGTGAATCTAGCGTTACAGAGTGATATCTACAAAGCACAAGACGTAATGCTGGCTATGCCTCAAGCTGAGACAGAGGTCACGCATCATTTTGCTGATGGTATTTACGCTAGAGAGCTATTCATCCCTGCTGGCGTATGTCTAGTAGGTGCGCTGCACAAGACGAACCATCTATTCACTGTATCTAAAGGTGAATGTGTAGCGGTCACACATGAAGGTAAAGAAGAAATCAAAGCTCCATATATGGGCCAGACGCATCCAGGCATGAAGCGAATGATATACGCAATTACGGACACGGTATGGACTACGTTCCACGTTACCGAGGAAACAGATGTGGACAAGATATCAGATGAGATATTGGAGGCCGAATGAGCTGGATAATTACTGCAATTACTTCCGTTAAAGGTTTAGTCGCGATAACCGCTGCTGCTGGCGCTGTTTCGGCTAGGGGTCAATATCTTGCTGGCAAGACTCAGCAGATGGAGCTAGAGCGTCAAGCTGAAGAAGAGCGTATCTCTGCACAAAGCCGTGAACTGCAACGTCGAGAACAGTTAAACGAAGCATTGGCCGCTAATGTAGTCGGTCAGGCTATGTCTGGTATTTCTGGAGAGGGCACCCCAGCTAGTCTTGCATTGGCTAGCGCAAAGAAAGTAGGGCTTAGTGAACTTACTATTGGTTTATCAGAAAAGCTAAAACAAGCTCAACTACGCAGACAGGGCAAATCCGCAAATCAAACTGGAAAATTACAGGCCGCATCTACATTGTTGAAAACTGGCGCACAAGTGGCGTCATTAGTGCCAACTAAAGCGCCGGCTCCAGGTAAAGCGCCAGATAAAGTGCCAGATAAAGTGCCAGATTAAAGGTAAAAAATAATGGCTCAAAAGCCTATTGGATATTACGGAGAGTTCAGGCCGACGGGAGTAGATCAATCTGCTGCTCGCAGGTTTCAGGCGCTCGCTGGTCTAGCAGATCAAGTGGGCGATATTGCTTTTGAGATAGGCGCAAAACGTGCCGAGAAGATAGGCGCTGAGAAAGGCGAGAAGGCTGGTCGAGAAGCGGCAGAAGCAGGAACGTCGGCAGAAACCAAGAAAGGTTTTCTAGCATCGATGTCTATTGAGGCCCAGGCGTACAATACGGCAATGCAATCTGGCTATCTTTCGGAAGTATCTACAGATGCCAAAGAACAGATTGAGCGCATTGCTGCAGAACATCCAGACAACACTAAAGCATTTCTAACAAAGGCTAAGGCGTACAGGAAGGGATTACTGGAAGGTGATGATGCCATTGTTAGTGAAGACTTTAGAGATGCAATCGCAGCCACAGTTGACAACTATGTAGCTAATGCTGAAACTGCGGTATTCAAGAATCAGGTAGCCAAAAACAGACAGGTTGCAAAAGACGCTGACGATGCTCGTCTTGACGTATTGGCAATAGAGATCGAAGAGCGTTCAGCCACTGGCAGTAGAATTCAAGCAGAGGTAAGTTTAGCCAATCTTTACACATTGCTAGATAGCCAGGTTGCTATTAATGCAATAAGCCTAGATGTAGCAGAAACACAAAAACGTTCAGCTAGAAACCAGCTAGAATCTGGGTTGCTAAAGGCAGAATTACAGGCTGATTTAGAGTCAGACAATCATGTAGAGGCATATAAAAAGCTACAGGAATTTGACAAGCCAGCATCATTTACTCCTAGTGAGTGGGAGTCATTCAGAGCAAGTGCTGCGTCAGCCATTAGCAGAGATCAATCTATTTACAATGCCTCTCAAGAGGTAGCAGGTCAAAACGCTAAAAAGCTATTTGACGATTGGGCTACTGCTGTAAGTCTTGGTTGGGAAGTATCACCAGCAGAAACTGCCGAAGTTGAGCAAGCGGTTGCGGGAACTGAATTAGCAAAACAATTGGAAGATATTCGGCAACTGTCAATGTTTTCGCTAGAGTCAACAATTGTCCGCAACGAAAGATTATCTGAACTCAATACTGGAGTGTTAGCTGATGCAGATCGATATGCAAAGCATCTTGCTACTGAGCAAAACATACAAAAAGCATTAGCCGAAGATGCTTTAGCGTTTGGCAATAAACAAGGCATAGTTACTCTTGATGAGTTTGATCCTTTTTCTCCAGAATCATTAACTAATAGATTGGCCCAAGCTGAAATTGCATCTGCTCATTACGGTGTTTCTGTTCCGCCCATAACTGATAACGAAGCTCAAGTGCTGTCTGATCAAATTACTCAAATGACAGTTCCAGAAAAAATTGTACTAGCTAAAACATTGCAGCAAGCACCTGAAATCTGGGGATCTATAGCTGGCAAGAATCAAGCCGTATTTGCTCAAGTAGGGGCTATTGGCAATGAAGATATTATGCATCGTGTTCTTTCTGGACAAGAAGCCATTGCTATGAAAAATGTAACCCCTCCTACGCGGTCAGAGTATCTTGCTCCGTTTGAGGATTATGTGGGCAATGTTTATGGTGCTGAAGATAGAGCTGCTACTGCACAAGCTGCAATAGCATACTATGCCGCTACGCAAACCCCAGGCGAAGACTTTGATGTAGACATGTTTGTAGATGCTGTCAAAGCTGTCACTGGCGGGATATCAGAAGTTAATGGATACAAGACTCAACTGCCTAGAGGCGTAGATGCCGATAGGTTTGTTGAGTTTATAGATGCTATAGACCCGCAATTTATTGAAGAAAACGGTGGCCTCGGGTACATAGAAGATCCTTTAACGCTTAAAAAAGTTTCGTATCCTGAAACGTACATTAACAAGGTAATTAAAAACAGCCAAGTAACTAACGATGACAATACTAAATACTTGTTTACCAACGGGTCTAGTGTATTTGTCAGGATGGATAACGGCCAACCATTTATGTTCTCGTATGATGCGACTGTCATTGCTCGGGAAAGAGCAAGGGAAGCAGCACGAATCAATGCCTATATCGCGAGTACTAGCAGTACCAGCATTTCCAGGATGTAGCAGAAATGCCTTTTATTTCTAAAAAAGACAATAGACAGAGAATGCAGACGTATACTCCTGCCGAGTATATTGAGACTCCAGATTTTTCAGAAGAATTCAATGCGTCTGTGGGGCTGGCGATAGACGAATCTATGTCTATATCTCGCGCCTTAAATAATGAGATGTACAGGGAAAGAGATTCTAGGGTCAAGCAGCTTAGAGATGAAGGTTTTGATGTACCTAAGTATATAAATTTTGCTGGCAAGCTAGATTACGATAGACTTTCTAGGGATACAGATGACTTTATCCAAACAGATGCGGTGCTGCGAGAAAGACGTAATGAAAAGCTGCGTCAACGTAGAGAGTATGCTAAAGACGTTATAGAGCGCGGATCAGGTTATGCACAGTTTTTTGGCATGGCTGTTGGATTTATGCTTGATCCAATTAACATCGCAACGTTGCCTATAGCTACTGCTGGTGTTGCTGCGAAAGGGTTAGGTGTATTAGCCTCTGCTATGAATGTGGCTGGCAGAGAAGCTGCAATAGCGACTGCTGCTGAACTAGCAATTCAGCCATTAGTCTACACGCACAAGCTAGATATAGAATCACCATATAGTACTGATGATGCACTAATGGCTATTGGCGGTGCTGCAGTTGGTGGCGCATTACTTGGTGGCGCTGTTGGTGGTTTAGCGGGTTACTTTCGGAAGGTCGGTCAAAAGTCTAGGGAAGTTATAAATCCAGACATAGATTCGCCGGAAGACATGGCGATTAATGCGTTAGAGCGAATTGCCGAAGATATAGACTCGTTCAAAAAAAGCACAATTTACAGTGACATGGCCGCTGATTATGCTGAAGCTGCCTCGTCATACGGTAGATATGCTGATGACATTAACAAGACTCTAGCTAAATCAAGAGACAAGCTGATTCGCGAAATAGAAAAAGAAATTAAGGTGCTAGGGAAGGAGCCGAAATACGGTAGGAAATCGCAGAAGAATATGGTGGCTTAAATCAAGAATCTTGGCTTAGAACAGCCGACATGAGCAATAAAGAATTTGGCACACTTCCGGGGGGCTATCAGAAGCCATTCTGGAGAAGTGGCAATAAAGGTTTAGCACCGGATGCGTTGGCCGAAAGGTTGTATGAAGATGGGGTTATTTCATCATACGACCGAAATGAAGCCATCGCGTTTGTAGAGGATCTGTTACGAAATGGGAACAGATTTGTAGACCCAGAAGTAGAGATGAGAGTTGCAGTGCTAAATGAAAATTTTGATAGTCTTAGCAAAGCGCCAGATGAAGAACTGGCAGACTTTTACGAGCAAGCAGTTGTTCGAGATATGGAAGATGATATTGAGCTACTGCGAGAATACGAAGCTAAGATGGCAAGGTTTAACGAACCTTCCAGGGCGGTAATTAATTATGCTGAGCCAGAGCCTCAAAAGGCAGCACCAGCAACCGTCACAGAAAGAGAGCGAGACATATTGGAAAGAAACGGCCTAGCAGAAGATTATGATGCGGCAATACAAGCGTTCAGAAATATAGATGATCCTGAGTTATTTGTAGACGGGGAATTTATTAACGCTAACGATTTCATGAAACAGCTTGACGATGAGATTGAAGGTATAAATAGCGTACTGGAGTGTACACTTGGCTAGTTTTAAAGAATGTATCGACATTGCGATAAACGATAAAAGAATATCGGCAGATGTCGCACGACAGATATTATCGGCAGATGATCAAAACGCTGCCATTGATAATGTGCTGGGCAATCTATCGCGTCAACGTCGAGAGGCTGCTATTCAGGCCGTACGAACACATGAAGCCTACAGCAAGATGCAGTCTCATCCTAAGGGTCTATATGACGGCTTAGCCTCGTTGATGACAAAAGATCCTACTGGACTTTCTGGTTATCGAAATATTCAGATTAGAGGCAAATGGTACGAAAGCAGATATCACACAATGTTTGCCGAAGCAATGTCCCATTTTAGGACTAGAATGTTCGGGTTCAGCCAAGATGAAGAGGGCTTAAATAAGCTAGTAAAAGCTATATACGGTGAAACCATAGATGATCCTAAAATCCAACAATTCGCGAAAGAGTGGCTAGAAGTAACCGATGTAATGCGAGCCGACTTTAATGCTCGCGGTGGCTCTATTTCTAAGAATGAGCGATGGCTTCTGCCGCAACACCATGACGCTAGAGCTATTGAAAAAATGGGGCTAGAGGAATGGAAGACATACATTAGACCATTGCTTGATACTAATTTCATGTTTGACGATGCTGGTCAACCACTGACACAACAAGGCTGGTTATTTGATCAGGTAGATGAAGCCTTGGACAGCGTATTTGAAACAATTACTACGCATGGATTAAATAAGGTTAAAGAGCTGAAGGCTCCAAGGTTAGGCAAAAGGTTATCAAGAAAAGGCGGCGAAAGACGATTCTTGTATTTTAAGGATGCGGACTCATGGATAGCCTACCAGAATAAATTTGGTCGTGGAGACGTATTTACTACGTTAACAGATCACATGAATTCTATGGCTAATGACGTAGCCTTGATGGAGGTATTTGGGCCGAATCCAGAAAGTACATTTAGAGCTTTAAGGGCCAAAGCTGAAAGTCAAAAAGCGTTAACTAACAGTGAGAAGTGGTTATCAGAAAGTATCTACAATAATGTGTCAGGAAAACTAAATCAAGGCGAGCTAACTGGTCTTGCTGATTTCATGCAGTCTACTAGGAATCTTTTGACAGCAGCATTTCTAGGGAAGGCGTTTCTATCAGCTATATCAGATGAGGGCTTTACCGCTCTAACGGCCAACTACAACAACATCCCAGCATTCAAAGTGATCAGCAGAAAGCTAAGTTTGCTAAATCCTGCAAACGAAGCAGATAGAATTTTTGCTACCAAGATAGGGTTGATATCAGAGAATGCAATGAGAGCATCTTCTGGCAATAGGTACTCAGATATCTATGGTACTGGCATGAGCACTAAGATTGCTGAGGGTGTGATGAGAGCGTCATTATTGCAACCTTGGACAGAGATGGGCCGGAAAGCGTTTGGCATGGAGTTTTCATCTATGCTCGCTGATAACTTTGGGAAAAGTCTTGATCAGCTAGATGATGCAGTAAAACGTGCGTTTAACACTTACGGAATCAAAGAGAAAGATTGGGATCTGTTTCGATCTAGCAAGCCACTAGATCATAAAGGCGCAAAGTTTGCAGATATGTTAGAACCTGGAGGTGATAAATTTCATCAAATGGTTATGTCTGAAACAGATTATGCGGTGCCAACTCCTGATGCTAGAGTCACAGCAATCACAACAGGTGGATTAGGCAGAGGTACAATTGAAGGGCAGGCATGGAGATCTGTCATGATGTTTAAATCTTTTCCTTTAACTATTGCTTACACGCATTTGTATCGACTTTTTGCATTCCAAGCGACTAACGGGCAAAAAATTCAATACGCTGGATTGTTGCTTGCAAGTACCACCGTATTGGGCGGCATTGCATTACAGGCCAAAGATATTGCTGCTGGTAAAGAGCCGCGTCGAATGGATAATATTAAGTTTTTTGCTGCCGCATTAGCGCAAGGTGGTGGTTTAGGAATACTTGGAGATTATGCGTTTTCAGATGTAAACAGGTTTGGTGGTGGGATAGTAGAAACGGCGTTTGGCCCTACTGGGCAACTAATAGATGACATAGAAGAGTTAACAGTAGGAAACTTACAAGAAGCTGTACGAGGCGAAGAAACCAATGTTTTAGGTGAATCAGCTAGATTTGCCGAAAGATATACGCCAGATATATGGCAAACACACTTACTCAAGAACGCTCTATTCGATCAAATCGAAATGCTTGCTGATCCGAATGCTCGAAAGAAGTACAATCGTATTGTGCGTAAACGCCAGAAAGATTATGAACAGGGCTATTGGTGGAAACCAGGTGAACCATTACCCGAGGCAATGCAATGACAGTATTAGACAGTACCCCGAGAGACCAGTACACCGCTACTAGCGGCCAGACCGTATTCCCATATACGTTCGAGATCGCTGCTGCCGGAGACATTAAGGTACTCCAGAATGGTACGCTTATCAATCAAGGCGCTGGTGCTGGCGAGTACGCAGTTAGTGGCGTAGGCGTAGACACTGGCGGTAATGTCACGCTGGTCACTGGTGCAACTACTGGTGATGTCCTTACAATCTATCGGGATATGGCGTTAGAGCGTCTCACTGCTTACACCAATGCTGGTGATTTCCTAGCGGCAGACGTAAACAATGACTATGACCGTCTATGGTTAGCACTCCAGCAGAATACTGGTGTATCAAACCGAGCCTTAGTAGCACCTAATACCGATCCTACTAGCATAGACATGACGATCCCTGCTAAGGCTGATCGTCTGGATAAATACCTCAAGTTTGATGTGACTACTGGTAATCCTGAAGTCGCAGATCCAACTGCTCTGTTTACCGCTGCTGGTCTGAACAACTATAACTTTACTGGCGATGGGGCTACGGTCAACTTCACTCTGGGCATGGAGCCTGGTGCGGAAAACAATACCCAGGTCTACATTGACGGGGTGTACCAGCAGAAAGATACTTACAACGTATCTGGTGCTGTCGTACAATTCTCTGCTGCGCCACCTAATCTCAGCACTATTGAGGTTATGGTCATTGAGGTATTACCAGTAGGCTCGACTACTGCGTCACAAGTATCCTTCACTCAAGCAAGTTCTACTTACGGTAGGAATGTCCAGCTAAAGCTCCAAGAGACAGTATCGGTCGAAGACTTTGGTGCAATTGGTGATGGCGTGACGGATGACACTGCGGCTATACAAGCGGCTATTGATAATGCAAATGGGTTGTATTTTCCTTACGGGACATATCTTGTATCTGCCCAAATTAATCTAAAATCTAATCTTTCTATTACAGCAGACATAGGTGCAAAAATATTATTAGGTGCGGGCGTTACACCCTATGTGTTGCGTGGTACTAGCATTTCAAATGTTTCCATTGTTAATTTGGAAATTGAAGGTAATGGTGCATCTGGCTATTCAACTATTTATATAGATAATTCGTCAAACATATACATTAACAACTGCAAAATTACAAAATCTGGTGCAACTGGACTTTACTTTGTTGCTTGCTCCTTTGTAAAAGTAGAAAACTGCGAACTATCAAACAACTACTACTATGGTCTTGAGTTCCGCGATTCCGATGATTGCAAGGCTTTCGCCAATCTCTGCGCTGAGAACGGTGACACAGGCGTAGCTACCTCGACAGGTGGTAGGGGCATTATGTTGTGGCGTTCTCGTAGTTGCTATATTGCTGGCAACCGTCTATCCCTCAATACAGAGTATGGGTTTCGTATTTATTCCGAAGCTGCTGATACAACAACTAGCAACTACAACGTTGTAACGGGCAACGTGTTTTTGGATAACACTCGCGCTGATTTGGTTCTATATGACGAAGGCGTTGCGTTTTCTTTTGTATCGCGCAATGTGATTTCAGATAATATTTTTTATCGCAGCGTTGACACTACAGACTTAAATACTGTATGTGTTTTGCATGGTGACTTTAATACCTACGTTAATAATCATATTCATAAATCTGGGGCTTTTGGAACTGACTGCGGTTTTAATTTCTATAACGCTAACTATTGCACAATCAATAATTGCTCTGTAGAAAATATGGCGCAAGCGTTTTCTACTTCAAGCTCAACCAACATCACTATTGATAATTGTTTTGGCAACGGAGTAGCAAATGGTTTAATTATTCCAACAGAAGATATTTTTGTTAATAATTGCAGGTTTATTCACGGCGGAACAGGTATAACAGATACTTGCATAGATAATACTACTGCCACAGGTAAAAACTTTTATAGAGATAATTATCTTTCTGGGTTTTATCGAGGATTTTCAATTGACGATACATCAATTGCGTTATTTAGAAACACTACACTATCTAGCTCTGATGCAGGTTTAAACAAATCTGGCGATGTAACTTCAACTATTGAAGCTGGAGATAATTCTTGGGATAGCGCAACACCATTTTTGCTAAGTGCTTTTAGCAGAACAAGCAGTACGCATGATCAAGCAGAAGTCAGGTATCCCGCCGCTCCTACAATATTGACATGGACTAGAGGGGATATTGTTTACAATGAAGAACCTTCTGCATCTGGTAGCATTGGATTTGTTTGCGTTACTGCTGGCACTCCAGGCACATGGAAAACTTTTGGCGCTATTAGTGCGTAGACCGGCGGAGCAACATAGACAGATGACATTAGGTTATCTATTGCTAACAATATTTAGGAGTAAATAATGACTATCAAACCATTAGGTGGCGTTTTTGGGCGCAATCCAACATTCAATGATGTAACCATTGAGGGTCAATTAACCTTCGATGGTGATATTGATATTAACTCTGATCTTAAAGTTGATGGCGATCTTGATGTTACTGGAAACTCAGATCTTACTGGAACGCTAACGGTTCGCAGTAAACAAACGATGGTAGCCAGTGATTTAGTATTCGACAATGCTTATGGAGTTAAGGGAAAGCTTGTTGCTGGCTCTGAAGTTAACATGATACTCCGTAACGCTTCTGATCAAGTTGCTATTGATCCAGATGGCTATGGAGCCAAGATTGGCTTTGGTAGCCGCTATGATTTTGCTGGTGGAGGTGATTTTACTGTCGGCATAGGCAACGTAGTAATAGGCACCTCTGGCAAAGGCATCGACTTCTCTGCTACCGCTGGCACTGGCACTAGCGAGCTTTTGTCGGATTACGAGGAGGGTGTATGGACTCCGACTTATGCCATTACAGGAGGATCTTTTTCATCCATAACGTATAATGCCTATACAGGCGGTGTATACACAAAAGTTGGTAATGTTGTTTATGTTTCTGGGTACATTACTACTGACTCGGCAGTAGTCTCTGTTGATGGCGGCTTAACTATTGAGGGGCTTCCTTTCGCCACAGGTTCTGGCACAGGGTTAAGCACTAGAAGTGCAGTTACAATAGGTGAGGTTGTTGCTTTTGGGACAAATTATCCGACTTCTGGAAGATTTCAAGCTGGGACAAGCCGTATATATGTGACTGAAAGATCCTCAGCAAATGGCGCTTCTACTTTCTTGCAAGCAAGCAACATGGCCAACACCACCGTAGATAACCAGATTTCATTTTCTGGGTTTTACATGATATGAGGTTATTATGACATTAACAAAAACACATAACCGGATGATTGAAGGGGCTGTTGCTAATGCCCTAGATTTTGGTGCAGACCCAACCGGAGTTGCAGATAGCACTGCGGCCTTAAACAGTGCTTTTAATAGTCCCGCTTTAAAAATCTATATCCCTGCTGGAACCTACAAGATAACTTCTTCTTTATTGATTGACGGTAAAAAGATTATTGAAGGCGCTGGATCTGACGTTAATACAACGGTTATTTCTTTAACAGATAGTTCTGTGTTAGAGGCCGCTAAAATTGGATCGACCACTAGATTTACTGGCGCAATAAAAGACATAGTTATTGATCGCACAACCTATGACGGTGCTACAGAGAATATTGGATGGGCCGTGTATGATGCAAGTGGTGTGGTTTTTGAAAATGTAGCAAGCAGATACTCTAAATATAACTGGTATTTTAAACCACAAAATGCAATGCGAGTTGCTTACAACACGTTTATAAGTATTAGTGGAGTTGGTGGTTATTACAATATGACAGGGGCGTTGGCTGGGACAGGGTTTTTTAATGAAAACGTGTTTCTTGGCGGCAGAATGTTTACAACCTCTGATACCAATACCAATGTATATTTTGATATGGGCATGAATCACAATCGTTTTATAGCCATGTCTTGCGAAGGTGCTGGAGATCAAGCGTTTTATTTAGACGCATTACCGTTAGCGCCAGCGTATTCGTGCCACTCAAATGTTATTTGGAATTGCAGGACAGAGGGCACTTGGGTTAATGACGATATTGTTTTTGGAACATACACTCAGCGCAATACGGTTGACAGTAGATCTCTGTACACCACAGTAACAGACAATGGCCTATCTAATTCTTTATTGTTATCTGACGAAAATAAATTGGTTACACCAAACAATGACAGTCAACCTTTAATCTTAAAGCGGATAGGCAGTGGTGGTGTTAATCCTGTTCTAAGGGTTGATGATGAATACACGGCATCAGGAAACAGTTTTGGAATTTTAGTTGAAAGTGGTCGAGATAATGACACAGGATATATCATCAAAGGCGAAAGAAAGTCAGATGGACTTGATCGTTTTCATGTAACTTCAACTGGTAAAATGTATGTTTCCCAACAGGTAGACATTGACCAATCAGCTTGGACATTTAATCCGTTAATTTTAGGTGGATATCATTTGTGGGTAGACGGGTCTGCTAGATTAAGAATTAAATCTGGCGCACCATCATCCGATACCGATGGTGTTGTCGTCGGAACACAGACATAAGGAATAAACATGGCTATTTCAAAAACAATTACTTTTAAAGGATGCACAATTGCTGACGCTTATCATCGAGTTTGGAATGTAAACGTTTCAAAAGACAGTGTTAGTTTTGGGCTGGGAGTTCATTCATCGTCCGATGATGAAATGATTGATAGTACCAGTCATTCCTGTGCTTACAATTTAGATGGCGATAATCCAATAAAGCAAGCATATCAACACGTTAAAACGCTTCCTGAATTTGCAGGGGCAACAGACGCTTAATACCCCTAGAGGGTGGACAGTCCAACCAAGGAGATAAAATGGCACTTTCAGAAGAAACATTAAACGACAAGATCGAGGTAGTACAACTAGCTGGCTATCCAGTAATCCAAGTTCGCACTGCATCGATCATCAAGCGTGATGACACAGAGATCTCGCGTACATTCCACCGTCATGTACTGACCCCTGATGCAGATCTATCGGGTGAAGACGCTGATGTTGTAGCAATTGCTAACACAGTATTCTCGGACGAAGCGAAGGCTGCTTATGCTGCTTCTCAGGAGGCTGAATAATGACTACGCTAATTGAGAAGAACATCACTGCGGCTAACACATTCAGCGAATCATTCCGGTTCGATGGAGACTTTAACTTCTCTGTTCGTGGAACCTTGACCGCTGGCACCACCGTCACTGTACAGCGTAGCATCGACGACGCTACCTGGGCGGATGTAGATACATTCACATCTATCAGTGAGAACGTAGGGTATGAGCCGGAGCTATTATTCTATCGGGCTGGTTGTAAGACCGCAGAGTTTGCTGGTGGAGACAACGTCACCATCCGATTCGGCGCCAAGTGGATGACATTGACATAGGTATGCAGGAGGAAGCCAAAACAGTAATGGATTCGCTGGCGGTAGGTGGTACTGTGGCAACGCTAGCGGGTTGGCTCCCAAGTGTGGCCAGCTTATTTACAATTGTCTGGCTCGCTCTCAGGATTTGGGAGTCTGATACTGCTCAGAATATGATCAAGCGAATTAAGTCATGGAGGTCATAGCCTCGGCATGAGTATATTCACTGCACTGCTCGGGCCTATTGCCGATGTCGGCAAGACGTTTCTCAACAATAGAGCAGAGGAGAAGCAAGCCAAGCATCAGGCTAAGATGAGCGTGATCCAGAGCGATGCGAACTGGGAAGGCAAGATGGCAGATGCCAGCGCCCATTCCTGGAAGGATGAGTTCTGGACGATCATACTATCTATCCCCTTGTTTATGGTGGGCTATGCTATAGCGGCCAATGATGTGACTGTTATTGATCGGGTAGACGCAGGGTTCAAGGCGCTGTCACAACTCCCAGAATGGTATCAATATCTCCTATTCATCGCCATTTCTAGTTCGTTTGGAATACGTGGTGTATCTAAGCTAATGAGGAAGTAATGACATTCAGGTACTTCACCCGCGAGGAATTCGACTGCCAGCAGACTGGTGAGAATGACATGCAAGATGAGTTTATCCATTCGCTGGATACGCTACGTCACGAGTGCGGGTTTAGCTTTAGGATTACCAGTGGTTACAGATCACCTAGCCATTCAATTGAAGCGAGGAAGGCCAAGCCGGGAACGCATACCCAAGGTATTGCTGCGGACATAGGCACTACGGATGGGCGAGAGCGTTACACCATAGTCAAGAATGCTATAGCGATGGGGTTCAGCGGCATAGGCATACACAAGACTTTCGTGCATGTGGATACCCGTACCACTGAACCCGTGGTCTGGACGTACTAAGACCTCAAAACGGAACGTCATCGAAGGCTGGTGCCTTATCATCCGCTTGAGGGAATTCAGGTGGTTTAGGTACGAAAGTGTTTAATTTGGAATACCAATTGCCAGCGCGGGATTCATTGGTATCTATGTTTACCCAAGGGCCGGTCTGTTTTTCTAACCAAGCCATAAGTACCGGCTTATTAATGCTAATAGATACCTTCACAAAGTCAGGTGCGTTTCCATGTGGAGGCTTAACAAACAGCCCGTCTACAAATTCGTTCTCGCTCATTTAATTGTTACCTTCTGATAAGTGGTGGTTGGTTTTCTATATGACTCCAGATCTACCTCTTTGATATCAGGAATAGACTTGTAGTCGATAGTGCCTTTCTTGCAGATGGTCTGTATCTGCACGTTACCCGCTACAGAACTAACCTCGCATGATCGCTTTAGTTGTGTCTCTATCTCCTTTAGTTTCTTATTGGCGTCATCGGCTGCTGCTTTGAGCGCAGCGTACTCCTCGGCAAGTGGGATCAGATCATCCCTATTCTGGAACTTAGGCTCGGGCGGATTAGCATAGAAGTCATCCCAAGCTGCGCGTAGCTTTTCTATGTCGCCCTGATTAGGGAGCATAGGTGTCACTCGGTAATGGTTATCGTCGATGTACACAAAGAAGTAACATCTCTTTGCTTTGCAAACCATCTGCTGGTGCACCATCTGCCAGTAATAATGTTCTGGGATTTCCTCTGTCTGCCACAGTTTAGATTGCTGCTTCTGGTACGGGCACTTGATCTCGACCATGATAGAACTGACACTATATCCATCCAGGCTAGCACTGTACTCCCCATCTACGAATACTGTTGGCTCTAGCTCGGTCTCCCATAGCTCCTCAAACATGGCTAGTGCTTCGGGTTCCATAGCAATACCGTAGTCTGTGGCGACATTACCTTGGAATGGTTTTCCTATGCCGTTCTTGGATTCCCACAATTCGCGGGGAGTCTGATACGGACTGACCCCCATGACTGCACCAGCCTCTGACGCATTGCGGTACTTGGCCCTGTGCTCATGCCATTCGAGAGAGCCTTGTTCTAGTTCAATCTGCATTCATCTGCTCCCACTTCTTCTCTAGTGCGGACACAGCTTTGTCGTACTGGTTGGGCATGATGCCTGATGCGTCAGAGACGGATAGCCAATTACAGAATGCCGCCTTGTCTGTGTCAGTCTTGGCGATGAGATCCTCGATAACTTTTATCTTATCGGGCTTGATCGAAGCCTGAATGCTCTGCACTGGCGCAGTGTTGTTTTTTCCCAGATTAGCATCGTTGTCTTCCTGAAAGACTCCGGCTACGGCGGCAAGCGCATAGCGGCGCAGGTAAGTAATCGTACTTCCCGCGTCCTGTGCAATGTTCTTCCCTTGGATCGGGATGTCTATTGCCCCTTCTAGCCACTGACCGCTACTGTGCATGAGGCGAGTTACCACGCCCACATTACCCTCTGCGTTGACCGGCATCTGCACCACGCTCAGGCCCACTGAAGAAAAGGCAGGGCGGACGACGTTCAGCACGTCCGCAAGATCTGCGTACTTCGATTTGAAGAATGGATTGGCGGCATCCTTGTTGGGATTCTGGATAATTCCCTGCGCCTTTGATAAGGCTGTTGCTAGCTCGCCGAGTTCTGTTGATGTTTTCACGTAATCCCCCTCAGATTGATTTGATTTTCTCGCTCCCCTTCCATCAGATCTTCACTGATACGATCTAGCTCACGATGGCACAACTCTAGGATGGCGAGGTCGCCCTTACCAATGTATCCCCCATCCGCTAGTCTGGCGATCTCGAATGCGAAATCACTTAGTTCTTCTGTTAGCTTGCTCATGTCTTCCCCCTGATTGAGATGTAAAGATAATCTAATTAAATGTGTCTGTCAACTTGTCTTTATAACAGATGTTTGATAAGGTGCAGCCAGCTAGAGACATTAATCAGAGGAGAAGTTTATGCGAACGCTAGAATTAACAGAGTTTCTGGAGCATTCGGGGAAGAGCCTGCATCGGTTTGCAGTGGAACTCAGATTGTCGCCGCCTAAAGTCCACTACTGGCGGCACAACTGCAATTGCCTGGTCGATTTTGAGGGCGAGGAGGTTCGCGCAATACGGCTAGTAAAAGAGAAGGTCGTCTACGAGGAAGAAAAACAGTAGTAGCAGACATCAGCGGATAGTGGTAGATTGAAGTGTCGGCGGGATTACCAGTCCCTTTAATGTTCGATTGCAAGGCAGGAAGAATCGCTGTACAACCGACACGATTCAGATCCTACCACAACTGCAATCCCCGTTAAAGAGCTTCCCGCCGATGGAAAGTGGCGCTTAACCGTGCGTCCAATCCAGAAAGCGGTAATTCGTGAGCATGTTGTAGGTCTGTCCACTTGACCCGACTCACGTCCTATATGCAGCAGACCCCAAGCGGGGGTGTATGAGTTGCGTCATACAGAAAGCGAAAGCTATGAGTACCACATCTTCGGGTGTACACAGTAAGACCTAACGCTGCCAGCGCCAGCCACGGTTATGTGTTGCAACAGGGAAAAAGTGGAGCTGTGCCTAAAATAAATTGGGGGTGATATGGACATCGAAGATAAAGGGTCTTGGTGCGAATATGGGGAGAAGCTGGAGTCTGTTTTTTTGGATGCGGGTTTCCCTGTCACCCTAAACCCAGAGAAGGCATCAAATAAATTTACGCATGATTTCCTTATTCACCTTCCATGCGATTTAAAGTCAATCATGAGTCAGTGGAGGTATTCAGAAAGCATGTTTGGAATACCGCCTGAGTATGCAATCAGCATCAATGAGAAAGATTTGAGGCGTTATCGAGATTTGTACCCGAACCTAATCATGATCTTGGATGTGGCCTGGTCGGGTGTGTATTTATTGCCAGTGTTTTCTGCCATCAATTTGGCAAAGGAAGGCAAAGCGAAGCGCCATGAATACAAGAACAGAAAGAACGACCAGCAGGGAAACGCAAAGGCAAGCTGGATATTTGATACAAGACATTTAGAACAAATCAGCGGGAGATAAGGTGGAACTAAGAGAGCATCAAGCCAGGGCGATTGAGATGTGTCGGGACTCAATCAGGAATGGCAATAAGAGGATCATGCTGGCAGCGCCATGTTCCTTCGGTAAGACCAGGGTGGCTGTTGAGATGCTGGCCAGCGCAGCAAAGAAGGGGAAAGAAGGCATCTTCATCTGCGACCGGATCAAGTTGGTTCAGCAAACGATTGCCGAATTCGACAAGCAGGGGATAGAGGTGGGAGTCATTCAGGGATGGGATCATCCACGCGCCAACTGGCATGCACCGATTCAAATAGCCTCGATTCACACGCTAGCAAGGCGCAGAACCTGGCCCCTGTCCAAGCTCATCATCGTCGATGAGGCACATGTCCACTATAAGACGACTACCGCGCTCATGGACAGGTACCGTCGAGTACCTGTGATCGGTCTATCTGCTACACCATTCTCAAAGGGATTGGGCAATCACTATGACGATCTGATTGTGCCCATCACTGCGAGTGAGTTGACCGACAAGGGATATTTAGCACCCGCTAAATACTACGGCGGCACCAAGCCCGATCTAAAAGGCATCAGGTCGAAGCGACTGAACACCGGAGCATCTGACTATGATCCGAGACAGCTAGGCGAGCGGATGGAAAAGGATATCAAGTTAGTCG